GCCAATGCGCTGATCGCAGATGGTTTTCGCTGTCTAGGGGACATTGCCGCCACTAGGGTACACGCTTTAGATCGCGTGCCTAACTTTGGCAATGTCTCTTTACAGGATACAGAAGAGATGCTTGCGCGATACCATCTTTGGCCTGGGTGTATCAGCCAGAGAACAGTTGACCGTCTACTTACTTCTCGTTGAGCCGGCGCTGATTCTCAGCCACGACAGCGATATGGTCATTGGCAATAGCTAAATCGTACAAGGTCACTGTTCCGTCTAGTAAGCTCTCAAGCTTGCAGTAACCTCTGCCGACCGGGGCCATCAGCCAGTCCTCTCCTCGTTCGAGAGTTGCCCATCGTCTCCCTGCGTTTTCGGCCCGTTCAAAGCGGACGGGCCGACGGAGAAAAAATCGAGCAGCTTATTGTGCTCGAACGTCTCGTGGAGCAGTTTGGAGATTTCGTCCAGGCCGATATCCGCGAACTGGAACATGCCGGGCACGGCTAAGATCGGGCTCCAGCCCTGACCCGAATGCCGCACGACGTGCGCGAGACACTCGCTTACGACGGCAGTGCGCCGCTCAGCGGTCATGCCAGCGCGCGACATGATGATCAGCTTGATCGCGTCGTCGTACTCCTGATCAGTCATGTTCTTTGGACGGTCGCGCTTCAGCATGGCAAGCGCCACTAGGATATCGCGATACTCGGTTGCAACGTTCATCTGCGTAAACGCCGGCAATCGATTGATGCGATACTTGTGCGCACCAATCGGCACTTCTTTCTCGGTGGTCATGTCTGATTCCTTGGTGGGAGTTTTCTAAGTTTAGGAACAACTTCGTCGACGAAGTAGTCTGCCATCTCTTCGGCGAACACTTGGCTTTCCGCGAGTTTTTCGGCGGCAGAAACGAGAGCGTGACGACGCAGCTTCCGAGCTACGTCGTCACTGATCGTCAAGGGTTCGACAGGTCTGGAGTTCCCGCGCCCAGCACTTCGGTTATGATTCCGACGAAAGTCCATTCGAGAACATTTCCTTCTTCGGACCAGCTGTTGTCGGGATGCTTCAGGAAGGACATCTGCGCGCCGCTGACGACGTCGCCGCGCGCCTTGTCGACAACGCGGAGCGTGTTCTGGCCCGTGTTGGCGGCGTTGGCGCGTTGGAAGTTGTACGCCGTGTTCAGCACGTTGTTCATCGGCGACGTCTTGAGCAGGCGGATCGTGACCCGCCCGGTTTGCGTAGCGCGCAGCGACGTCATGATGGAACCGTCCGCGCCGGTCGTAATTGTGACCTTGTCCTCGTCGAACGCAGCCGAGAGGCCGTCCTTAGCGGCCCCCGACGTCGACCCGATCTGAGCGTTCAGACCCGGCCCGACGACAGAGGCTTGAACGTTGAGAAACGAATAAGTACCCATTGTCGTGTTCTACCTTTCTGGCCGGTTAGTCGTTAACGTAGATCGTGGCGCTGACAGTGTCGATCGCGCCAGCGCACTTAACGGCAACCTGGATCGGCGGGCAGATACGAGCCTGACGCTGTGCCTGCGACTGATTAGCGATCGGCTGCGCGTAGATGTAGTAGCCCGCCTGCAACCACTGACCCGAAACGAGTTGGCCGAACGAGATGCCGTTCCAAACGCCCGCCGCGAGGAAGCCGTTGGTGACGAACTGCTCGCAAGCGCTCTGCACGCCGTTCTCCAGCGTGTTGACGCCGTCGTCGGTTTGCGGGATTTTCGGTGCACTCAGCAACAGATTGAAGACGTTCTGTTGTGCCTGCAGCTTCAGCCCATCGACACCAATGATCGTGTCGATGAACTGACCAGACGGGCAGATGCCCTTCTCAATGATCGCCGTGGAGTTGCCAAACTGATACGAAACGTAGACGTTGCCGTTATACCCTTCGAGCGCGTCGATCTGATCAGTGTTGAGGCTCTCGGGGGCGACGCCCGGTTCAGTCTTGTACATGAGCGAGATGCACGTGCCCTCGCCCGCGTAGTCGACCGTTGCGATGCGAGACGCCATCGACCAGGCGGCATAAGCGTTCGTCGAGCTGTACTGCCAAGCCGTGTGCTGACTTTGCAGCGCCTGAAGCAACGCGCCAATGTGCGTGGTGTCCCCGGTAACAAGAACCTGCGGCTCTTGCGTAGTGATCCAGTAGAAGTGCGGATTGGCGTCGCCGTCGATGTAGGGCGCGATAGCGACATGATCAGCGTCCGACGCGTCAGGCATCGTGAAATTGTACCATTGCCCGCCGAAGTTGGTGTCGAAGAGCACGACGCAAGACAGCGCACTCTCAGCCACAACGCCCGGGGCAGTGTAGCCGCCGTCGTCAGCCTGGCCTTGAAGCATCGCTGAGATGTCCGTGCCGGTCGTACCAGCGGTCAGGAACGACACTGACGACGCGCTGCCGGTCGTGCCGCTCGTAAACTCGAACCGCTCGAACTCGGCATTGTAGACAACGGTCGCGTTCGCGTACGAGCCGCCCAGACCCTGCATCGCGGTCTGGATCACCAGCGCGACGTTGTTCAGGGTCACTGACGCGGAGAAGTCGAGAGCCGGCACGTTCGTCGCCGCGCCGCCGTCGACGCCAACTTTGAAGGAACCCGCATTGATCGCGTTCCAAGGAGCCAGCAGCTGATCGTCCGCCGGCAACGGGCCACAGATAAGCTCGCCCGCCGCTGCCGTCTTACACCAACGTCCAACAAACATAGACGTCGGCTGAGGCGACTGCCCAAACCAAAGCTCAGCGGCGAAGTATTCCTCGACGTCGGTGCCGAAGTCGTCGGCGACCTCGGTAAGATCGCTGTAATCCCGCATGCGGGTTTTGGTGTCGATGACATCGCTAGTACCGAGAACGAGCCCGGTGCTTAGCGACGGCGCTTGCACAGCCTCGGGCGTGATCACGATACCAATGTTGATCAGCCGCGAGATAGGAAGATTGGCGGTAGCCATTTACACAGCCTCCTTAGCGTTCGCCGCGCGCTCACGCATAACGTGCGCTTCCTCTTCGCGGTGTTCCTTGACAGTCCGGCGCACCGCATCGTGATACTTGCGGTTCGCGATATCGATATGCTTGCGGCGTTCGTTCCACGCCTTGCGCTGTGGATCGGTGTACTTGGTCCAGTCCCGATGCATCGGAGCCGGGAAGCGGGCATGTGCCGCCTTGACCGCGTCCATGTGGAGCTTGAAGTGCGTTTCGAGTTCCGACGCGCGGCGCTGGGCGCGCTGCTCGTCGGTCTCCTGCACAACGGCGGCCAACTTCGCCTTGCGCCGCTCTTCCGGAGTAAGCGGCTTCCTCACCGCCGCCGGCTTCGCAGCTTCGTTCTTCGGAGCCTCATCACGAGGCCCGTCGTTACCATTAACTTCAGGCATCGTGTGCCCTCCTCTCGTTTACGGTGGTGCGTAGAAAGTTTCGGAAAAACCAGTGTCGGTGTAGATCGTACCGTTCGCGGCGACGAGCGTTTGAACGGGGTAATCCCGGTCGATCTGGCGGCGGATCACCCAATCAAGATCAACACGATATTGCCAGCGCGTTTTGACGAGCGAGGGAACGGCAACCGGCGTGCCGGTTCTGACGAGGCCCATGCCGGCGAGCAAAAGCGGCTCGCGGTTTTGTGGGACCATCATGCCGTCGCGAAAGAGCGCGGCGTAGTAATCGGCCAAACCACCGGAGTTGTCGTCACCAGTCGAACCGCCCGTGTCGTAAAACGTCGTGAGGATTTCGATCTCCTCATGGCGCTGCATGTGATCGTTGGCGTTCTCTGTCACCCAAGGCAGTCGCCCGATAAAGGGGAACTCGTCACTCGGGCGCTTCGTGATCTTGAAGGCGATCCAAGCTTCGCCCTGATTGGGGATAACCGGCGGCTCGGTCTGCCAGTAGGGGCGGACCATATCGCCGTCCATCCCGGTGACCCCGACAATGATCTGTTGGAGGAACCGGAGCAGCGCCTGGCCCTCTAAAGGCGCGGGCGATTGCGCCGGGAGGAGATACCCCCCGGTTGCCGATGTGTTGGGCATGTTTCGGGCCTTTCAGGGCTTGATACGAAGCCCGTAGACGCGCTTTTCCGGCCCGGGGGCTATCAGCCTAGCCCGGGCG